GAGCGGTCAGATTAACATGAGCAGGGTGCTCAACAAGGACATGACCCTCAACCTGACACCCACCGACAAGGCGAGGACGGTCAGGATATACGCCAGGGTGTACAACATCCTCAGGATACAGCACGGATTGGGTGGTGTCATATTCAACGACGTTTCGCCTAATTAAGGGTATGAGGCTACATATATCAAAAGGAGATGGAGGAACAAATCATCGAGACAGCAATCGAAGGCTTTACCCCAGTCATGGAGGCGGCAGTCATACTGGCGGGGGAATATTGCAAGGCGTGTGGTAGATCCACCATGACTTCAGTGGACATGCAATACGCCTTGCGATACTCAGCTCGCAATGTTACAGGACGGACCCAGGGCACTCTGTTCCCTGAACTCCAAGATGAGGATGAGGATGAGGATAGTGGATCTGACATCGAGGAGGTCGATGAGGATGATGAACCATTCACGCGTTATCAGGGAACCGACCCTCAGATGGTGGCACTCAACGAGTGCTATGACACGTGGCATACTTGGGAGCCTGCGTCTCTTATGGAGCAAATGATAAAATCGTCTATAGACAAGATAGGGGGCGAATGAAACCTCTGAAGAAGGTCGGTAAGACTGACCCCAAGGGGTGGCAAAATCCACAAGACGGTTCATTTCCCATCATACCAGAACCAGACGATAACAATGAATTGCCTGTACCATACTATGACTCTGACGACTACGACGATGACGATTCAGAGGTTACTCGCGATGAAAGTTATGGCGACACAGACACGGATTACGCATCTGACACAAGCAGTATATCACGACAGAAGTATAAGGCTTATGCAAAACCACCCCTGACATCATACAAGACTGTTGTTAAAGAGGAACTTGATTTTCTCGACGAATAAATTTCTCAGCCGAAAGTATATATTGAAAATGATTAAGGCTGTCGTTAACCAGCTCGAGTCTCAGGCCCTTAACTCCATCGTGGCGGGCTTCAGCTTTGCCTCTGCCATCGCGTGGATGGACGTCGTCCGCGTGCTGGTGTCCGTGCTGATCTCCAGCAGCCGTCAGACCCCGGGCGCACTCACCATCACGGCGACCCTCACGACGGTCCTGTCCATCCTGGTGTTCATGCTTGTGTCCCGCCTGTCGCCGAGTGTGAAGAAGCCGAGCTCCCCGATGTACGCTGTTGCCCGTTAAACATCAGCAGAGCACCCAACCCCATTATAAGAATAGCGAACACCGCAGCAATCTTATACTCCCTTCGAATGTAAACTCGCTCTGGAAAATCCAATAGGGGAGGGTCAACAGGCGGGGGGAGTTTATCAGGATCCAGTATGTCTTCATATACAGTGTTCTTTTTGGTGTGGTCACATTCAATTGCAAACTTGATCAGTATGTTCGAGTTTCTCAGGTCGTATTGAAACAACCTATTTCCGTTGTTCCAATAAAGCCTCAGGCGCCCCGATGTCATGGTGGGTATGTTGACCTCCAACTTCCTGACCAGCACTTCACCATTTTTCATTGCCAGTGTGTTCTGACTGGGATCCACCAGTATCCTGCCGAAAAACATGGCGTGATCGGAGTTCAGGAAGACCGGCTCCGTCAGGTCGTCCTCACCGTGTGTCAGGCGGAGAAAGAGGCTGCGAACAGTTGTGGTTAGGTTCACCACGCCAGAACGGAGTTCCCACGTTCCAGGAGAGGTTTCGGTCGCCTGAACGTCCGCACCCGTAAACCCCAGGAGGTTGGCAGCTGGTCCATACCCATCCGGATACTCCGCAGTCTCCCAGTTGAACTCGAAGGCGGTCACTCCTGTAAACACCAGGTTCCTATGATCGGTGTCATAGGTCACGGTGAGCCCGGTGACTGTCTGCACATGCGCCGCAAGATCCACGGGGTTCGATATGAACCTATCATTTTCCAGGAACACAGACGGAATCCCTGCACCGAGTGGTATTGTCCGATTACCGTTAACCAGCGTGGGTTGACTAAGAGGGATTTGCGCGGCTACAACGGCAATTTCGCTGACGTTGTACACGGGTGTGTTGAATGCCCTTTCAAAATCCTGAGGATTCGGCCAGACACTAAGATCCCTTTCTGAACTATCGAATGTGACAATATGTCGCATCGTCTACAATAAGTGAGTAAATTTTATGGACCCCCGCCAACGTGGTGAGCGAGTGGGTTGTTCTGGAGCACGTTGTGTGCAATATCCAGGCTGCCCGCACCCATGACACGCTCGTCCAGGGTGCCCTTGAACGCGTTGTTATTCTGCTTACCCAGGGGAGCGTACTGCTGGAAGCGACGACCCGGATCGGCAACCCCGAGGCGACCGTCAGTGCGAGACTGGTCGAAGCGGGTTGCCGTGATGCGACCCGCCGTCTTCTGGGCGCTCTCTCGGACGTTCATCCTACCACCGTTCCCCTGGCGATGCCCCTGCCCACGGCGATCCGCCGCCCTGATGTCATTGGGGGTGTTCTGATACCCGTGCGCCCACGAGGAGATCCCCGGGGCGGCGTTGTCCACGTGCATGAACGTGCGGGAGTTGAGATCCGACTTGTTTCGGGTGGGATCCTGGGACGACTGGGATGCAGAGACGGTGCTCCTGGCGGGTGCAAAACCCAGACCGTCCCCGCGGTACCCCGTGGTGCTACGCGCCGTGACCCTCTTGGTCCTCTCATACTCCTCACGCACCCTGACACCAGTGAGATTCCCGCCCTGCCCTGACGCCCGCCCTGGCTGGGGTGGGAGGCGCTCTGGGAGGTAGGCGGTAGTCTCGGGCTTGTGGTGGGTCAGGTCTCCCACGGTCCCCGTCTGCTTGTTGAGGGCGTGTCCGTGATTGATCCTACCTGGGAGCTGGGTCAACTTGTACTCACCCACGTTGATGGGGTTGACACGATACATCTGCTGGTATCCACCGTAGGCTGGGACATTCGGGTCGACACCCAGACCTGGACCCACCAACTCCTTCGTGCTGGGCGACAGGTTGTTCATCTTCCCGCTGATGTATTGACGATCTCGGAAATCCTTGACGGGTTCGCCATTCACGTTGGTCATCGGTGCTATAACTGAAAATGATGGGTGTTCCATCTTCATCTGATCAAACTTGTTCAAAGGGGGAGCAGCTGCAGTCTCTCCCATCTCGTATCTTGCGTTGAGCAATTCTGTGACATTCTGGCGGTTAGCGTGAGGAGCGGGAGGAGGCTCTTGCGGAACGGGCTTCCTATCACTCAACTGCTTCCCGGCAAAAGCCAGAGCGAAAATTGCGGCTATGGACAACGGATCAGCCATTATTACAATTCATATAGATTATTATTTACTGACGAGGGCAATACCTCTGGCTGAAGGATGCGTTCTGAATGTCCGAGCGGGTTGAACTGGGGTAGGAAGTTCGCACCTTGACGGGGGCGGCGCAGGACATGTCCTGATGCGGGTGGAACTGACGATCGCTCTGAACCAGCACCCTGCCGAAACGGGTGGTGCTCTGGGGTCGCAGGCGGTCCTGGACGTCCACGAGTTCCGAAGGGGCGCCCTTGCCCGCGTAATAAGGGGCAGTGCCATAGAGCTCCGTGTTGGGGCGGCACGGACCGCAGTTCTGCGAGGTGTTTGCAGGCTGTGGGTACATGAAGAAGTTGTCGGTGGCGCACTGCACGGGGGCGCTCCCAGCGTCAACTTGAACAGGCGAAGTGCTCAATTGATATGCCATGTATGGTTCTGTTATATCTTGAGAATTAAATCAGCGACGGTCTCCAGTCTCAGCGAGACCTCGGAAGTTGTCGAGCTGCACACCACGAACGTCGGGGCTACACACACTCTGATCGTTCCTGCAAAGGGGCGAAAACTTCTTACCGTAGCACCACTCCGCAAAGTCCGTCTGGGCACCTGGGACGGTGCTGACGGGCATGGTCACGAACTGGCGGGAGGCGGCGTTCCTCTGGTGCTCAGGAAGGGACGACCTGCTGCGCCCAGCGTCAAAGGGGATCAGGTTATCCAGGTTGTCAATGACCTCCTTGCGCACCGTGGGGTAGAAACACGCTGGAGGAGGGGACGGCTTGCCAAACTCCGCAACCGTGATGTTTGCCATGGGGTTATCAGCTGTGGGGCGGCGGCAACTCTGGTCCGCCTCCTCACCTGGAGCCGCCTGGATCGACGAACTCCCCTTAATGGCACCGTTGCTGTAAAGCACCCACAACCCAATAATAACCATCGACGTCAGGATAAAGACCCGCTCATCACGACGGAATGCGTATGCAATCAGGGTGCTGTAGAGGATGAAGCGAGTTGCTGCGTTCACTCGCTCTGCTGGATCCTGCTCCTTGGTGGGCCAGAAATTCAAGAGTTGATCGTTTTCCATCAACTCACGAGGACTATCAAACCAAACTGGTGTTTCACCGTCCATTGTTTATATTGTGATATACGAAGATTTTACTTCTGAAGGTTTCCGAGAAGACCACCCAACATCTTCATCAGATCACCCTCCGATTGCTCGCCAGATGCAATCTGCCCCGCCGTCTTCTCCGCCACACCCTCGATAGCAGCCAGGGTATCGGCTGGGAGTGCGGTGATGGTCATACCCAGCATAGTCAGCGTCTGCAGATACTGCCAGATACAAGCACGAGTGTTGTCGGAACAACCCTCCCAATTCTTGCCAATGTTCAGTTCACCCAAAGATCGAAGATCATCACCCAGCAGAACACTTTCATCCTTTGACATGATCCGCTCCTGAAGAGGAGTTGCGATCATCATGAAGTTCTCAACCACCTTGCGGGGGTTGGATTTGCGAAGGAGGTCGAACGCCGACTCGTATTTCCTGATACCCTTCTCCTCTGGGAACGTCTGTGTAAGTTCTGAGAGAAACTGAGAGAGCATGTCATTGAATGCACCAACGGATGCCATTGTATGATTTGTAATTTATCGTGTGAAAACTTTAATAAGGATCTGACGAGATTTTTTCTTTGCTACCAACTCCATTAGCCATGATGAAGTACACCATCAAGGCGTTGAGCATGGCAGGCTTGGTGTACTGCGACGGTTGAAGCTTTCCCTCGTTGTTCATCTTAGCTCGCATGTGGATGTAGCCAGCTGTGATAAGCCCTGCAGCCATCGCCGCTCCAAAGGGGTCCCTAAGTTGTTCGGAAATGTCCATAATTACAGTTTACTCAGATTATTTTGGAGGAGCACCTGGTGCTAAGTCTCCATCGTCTTCCTCATCTTCGTCATCGAAACCCTCCTCGACCACTCCCCCTCCCCCTTGACCTTCGAGAGGGATGTCGCGAACCTCGGGGGCTCCACCAACCGCTGGGGCTGGCGTGGGACCCTCCATCTCCCCTGAGGGTTCCGGCTCCTCTGCGGGCTCCTCCATGGGCTCCTCTGCGGGTTCCTCCGGCTCCTCCTCTTCGTCCGAAAGTGCGCCACCCGCTTCGAATCCGACAGACTCCGAGTCCTCACGGGTGCCGATGTTCGTCTTGAGAATTTCCTGAATCGGAACCATATTCTTGACGGTCAGGTGGATCGCATCGTTGAATCGAGACATCAGCTTGATGTCCCTGTCGTATTCGTTCCCCTCCTCCTGGAATATATACGGATCCTTGAACAAATCACGGGCTGCATTCTCATAACAGCCCTGAATGAACGTCTCGTTGGGGGGAATCTTGACATTGATCTTCTTCTTCTCTGCAGAAAGGCGAACAGATGCCAGGATCTTGACACTACTCACGAACACCGCCGCCAGTAGATCGCTATACCACGAACACGCGTTGTTGACGGTGTCAGAGTGTCCCTTGACGATGTTGCTGTTCCACTCCTTCACGTCCCTCAGCAACTCCTGGAACTTCTTGAGCACCTGCTTGCCTTTTGAAAGCTGAACCGCCTTGTCATACATCTCTTGGAACACGACGACCATATGGGGAGCCATGATTTCTGCCAGTTGCTGGCGATACTCGTCACGGGCAACTGTTAGGATATCCATTAAACTTTGCAACTATTTTCTCTGCTTCAATCTCTCCGCAGTCTTGCGCAGATTTATGAAACTACTGAAATCGGAATCGTCTGCAACGGGGGCGGCAGCTTGCGGCGTCGGTGGTTCCACCATCTTCTGAGTTGTTCCGCGTCCTCTCTCCCATGAAATGACAATCTCCCACCCCTGTATGTGGCGAGCACTAAACCCACCATTCTGAAACTGACGCGTG